GCTGGCCTTCAGAAAGGATCCGACCTTTTCCGCGCCGGAGAAACTGAGCTATCTCCTGAAGAACGCCGACGGCGCTGGCACCAGCATTTACCAGCAGTCGCAGCTGGTGACCGAGAACGTGCTGGAGGTGGCCCGTGACGGGCTTTATGTCGATTACGCTGAGGGCAGTGGCCAGGCCATCATCCTGCGTTATCTGACCGAGAACATCATCAACTGGCGCACAAGGCGTATCAACGGACGCGATCAACTGGTGCTGGTGGTGCTGCGGGAATGCGTGGAGAAGGAAGATGGTTATGCGTTCAAGGATGAGGTCCAGTATCGCGAGCTGGCGCTCGAAGAGGGGAGTTTCGTCTGTCGTGTGTGGCGTCGCAGCGGGGATGCCGGTTCCGGCGCGTTCGCTGTTACCAGCGAATACCAGCCAAAGCCCAAAGGCAAAGACAGCTGGGACGAAATCCCGTTCACCTTCGTCGGCGCGCAGAACAACGATCCTTCTATCGATGACTCTCCGCTGGCTGCGTTGGTGGAGATAAACCATGGACACTTCCGGAACAGCGCCGATTACGAAGACAGCGTGTGGTTCTCCGGCCAGGTTCAGCCGTACATGACGGGGCTGGATGAAGGATGGCGCGATCACCTGGAGAAGAAGGGGGTCAAAATCGGCTCCCGCTCGCCACTGCTTCTGCCCCGTGAGGGCA